AACGCGAGCAGCACACCGACAACCTCAAAGACGCTCACTGCGGCACCTGCTCCAAGCAGCGCGCCAGTGAAAGGTTAGCAACCTCAACGGCAAGTTGTGGCGTCTCGCCTTTGAATTCCAACTGCTGCCCAGCGTAGTCCTCAAGCACCACGGCGTATGTTCCATCATCAAGCCGTAGCAGCGCGTCAAAATGGTATCCAAGTTGCTCAGCGCGCAACTGTAGATCGGCAAAGTTCATAGCATTCCTCCTGCTGCTTCAATAACTGCCCGATAAACATTCTCTTCCGACATGCTGGTCGTGTCTAGAGTCAGGTCATACGGCGCCTGATGCCAGGAATGTTCCGTCACATCGCCCGATCCCACCAGGCTGCCGCCAAGTCGGTGGGCCCTAGCCTCAGGGTCGGCGTAGAGCCGCACGACCAGAAAGGTCGGGTCTACCTCGCGGAGATACTCAACCTCCCTCTCCAGCCGTACATCGTCAACGACTACAGGTAGCCGACGGATGCTGAGTTCGTTGTAGCCCTGGCGCCAGACGCGCAGCCAGAACTCGCGGTCAAACTCACGCAGGGCCGCGCCTACCTCCTGAAACACTTCCCTCCCAGAAACCTTGCGTGGTCCGTCGTAGCCCAGGACCGTGAACTCGTCGCCTTTGGCGATAGCGGGGTACGCCAAGCGAGTCACCTGCTTGATGGCGTCGGCTATACCAAGTCGATGGTAGCCACCGCTCTCCTCCAAGTGCAAAGCCAGCGTTGTCTTACCACTGCCTTGTGGACCGATAAGCGCAATAGGTCTCATTTGACTCTCCTTGCCAAGATCTCGCCTATCGCCTCTGGGCCGTTTGGTTTAATAGAATTGTCTCTCTCTTTCTCTTTGTCTTTCTCTATCTCTCTCTCAGGGCGTTTCTGAACGCCACTGTAACCGTTTCTTTCACGCTCTCTGAAGCGGCTCACTCGGTCAGCCCTGGTCGGGTCTATCTGGTGCTTTCCCCAGTTCGTTACAACCAGCCTGCCGTCCGACCCGCCTAGCAGCCCCGCTTTCACGAGCGGAGCGATGTGTCGGTGGAGGCGGGCTGGCAGCAGCGCCTTGAGGTGATCGACCGAGCCGAACGCGCCTCCTGGCCGCTGCCGCTTTGCCCTGGTAAGCACCTTGAGCCAGACGAGTTGAGTCAGGTCGGGCAGGGTTGCTACCCGCTCGTCCTCATCCCAGCCGACCGACAACTTGATCCACGCGCCGTTGCTCATATCGTCCTCCTTCCGCGCCGCTTAGAACGGCAACTCTTCTAGGTTCTCCTGGGGCACCAACTTAGCCTCTGGCGCGGGAGCCTGCTGGGCTGCCAACCAAGCGGCGCCTGGCTTGTCCTTGCACCACTGGCCCTGGGCGCCACCGACCTTGTGGCTTGCCGCGTAAAACGGCGCATATGGGCGACCAGTCGCCTTGGCAATGCCGCCTGGCTTTAGCGCCCAGGCTTCGCCATGCGAGCAGGCGCCGTCCCCAGCCTCCTGGGCAAACGCCATCGCCGCCCGCGCTAGGCGCTCATCGTCGGTGGGCACGCCTAAAGCCCCTACAGGGGCGATTTGCGGGCTTCTGGCGGGCGCTGGGGCGGCAGGTGGTACTTGGACGCCACCCTGACCCTTTTCGGGGCTGTAGAGGGCTCTACCGACGCCCACTTGTGCGGCGCAGCGTCGGAGCGCATCCGAGGCCGCGCTCTTGAGCGGCTCGTCGTCCTGGGCGCTGTTCGGGTAGCCGAAGTCCTGGTGGATCGTTGAGGCCCCATCGACCACAATCACCAGGCTGCCGTGAACCACCGACCGAGCGGCGTCCGCGACCTTGACCTCAAACTGCCAGCCTGCCAGCCCTAGGACATCGTCCAGGCGCTGGGCTACGGCCCTGGCGTCGGCATAGGTGAATACCAGCCCAGCCCTGCCAGGTCGGTGCTTCAGGTCCTTCGGATCAAATGGCGCTGCGAGCGCCGCTGCGATTTGCTTGCTCATGATTCGTTCCCCCTCAATACTTCTAGGCCATCAAGCGCGCCGTAACGGATGTTACGGCTCGCAAATCCCGCCGCCTGGCCGTTTGGCAGCGGGTCGCCAATGTTTACCTCAAAGGCTGAGCGGGTGAATTCCTGGCGCGCTATGCACCCGCATACCCAGCCTGCGTCGTACTTGTCGGTGCGTGCTTCACTCTCCTTCGTTCTACCCTCCGCAAGCCGCAGGCTCACGAAGGCATACCAATCCGCGTCCTGGCGGTCCTTGTTGTAGTCGTAGATGCTGGCCTCGTATGAAGGCGCAGGTGCTACGGCTCGCTCCTTGGTCTTTACCTCGACCCGACCCGCTGGGGTCTGATAGTCGTAGAAGATAGACGCCTTGAACTCGCAAGGGATGCCCAGGGCGGCTAGCGCCGCCTCAAACACCGCCTGCCCTACGGCGCCCTCCCAGACGGCCTTGCGGCCCTTCTGGCTCAGGCTGCGGTCCACCGACCCGCTCGGAAGGATGTCCTCCTGGCGTGCGATGTCGATGGCCCTAGCGACCACCGACTGGTCAATCCGTACCTGGATCACTCGCCTACGCCTTCCATCTTGAATCGGAAGACGCGTGCCCCAGGGACCTCGTTGGTCGCGGCTTCAATCACATCCAGCGGCACCGCCGCCTTCTCCATGATCGCGGCATAGTCGACCTTGCGGCTGGGCTTGTTTTGCTTCCAGGTAGCCGACCAGGTGCTACCCATAAGCCCCGCCTTGGCACCGATCTTTTCCTTGAGGATCATCGCCGCAGCCTCGGCCTGCTCCTCCAGCGCCTTTGCCTCGGCGCGCAGTTCCTCATAGGTTCGGGCTACCCGCTCTGCCTCCTCGTCCGCGTGGGCTACCTCGTCGGTGGCCTGGGGTACCAGGGCCGCAAAGGTGCCAGCGTCCGCTGGCTGCATGGTCGGTGGCGTTTCCGTTTCCAGCGCTTCGCGGAAGGCTACCGCCCGCTTGTAGAGATCGGTCTGCATGTCGATGTTCGCCTCTACGCGCTCAACCACGAATACGAGGCTGCCCAGCAGCGCAACCACATCCACCCAGGGCGCGCCTGTGACAAACATCTGCCATTGGACCTGCGCCTCTACCTCTGGCGGCACTGGGTATAGGCTCCAGCGCCTAGAAGCCGAGGTCTTGATTTCTACGAGCCCTGGCTCGCCTACCACAGTCCTGTCTAGGCTTGCCATCGCCCAGGGAATAACCCGCACCCGCACGATGCCGTTGCTCTTCTTGAGCCTGCGGCCAGTGCTCTCCTCGTAGAACCGCGCAACGGCGTCCTCCAGGATGATGCCGCGCTGGGCCGCTTCACCGACAGGCGCAGGTTCCGCCTTTCCGAGTTTCTCGGCCCAGAGTTGATAAGGCGTCTTGTAGGGCGAGAGCCCCGCAATTACCGTTGCGTCGGTGGCCGTGATGCCCTGGGCGCGCAGGGCGTGCCAAGCCTGGCTGCGCTGTTCGGCTTTGACGAATTCGTAGTGCTTGCCCATATCCCCTCCCTATCCCAGCCACGCCATTAGGACCACCACAAAGGCAAGTCCGTAGATGGCGACGGCAATGTTGAGCAGCGCCCTAGACCGACGCTGGCGTTCAGCCAGCAGGGTCGTTCGGATGCCGATGTGCCTGTAGACGACAGGCTGCGTCTTGCGGTTGAGTTTCACCTGACCACCTCCATCGCTACCAGCCAGCCCAGGACTGCATACATCGCCAAGATTCCGACGAGTGCAAACTTGCTGTTAAAGAATCGCGTGCTCACTTCCCCTCCTTCTTTGCCTTGCGGCTCTTGGCTGGCTTGGTCTCTTCCGATAGGAAGGCACCAAGTTCCTGCATCACCTCGTTGAGCAGTCGCTGCTCCAGCGCCAACTCAATCTGCGCGGCCGTCCGCTTGTCGGTGACGATCACCTTGATGAAACCCTCGTCCTTTTTCATGCCTCCTCCTTCCTCAGCCGATCTCTGACTCGGCGTTATCAATGGCCTCCCTGGCCTGGTCCCTTGCGGCGTTGATCACCTCAGCCTCAAGGCTGCTGCAATCCTCGCAGTCGGTGGCTGGCTCGGTCGCCTCGGTGTGCTTCTCGCAGCCGTCGTGCTCGTCGACATCCACCGACTCGCTCTCAAGGGTGTCGGCCGCGCTATTGATCTCCTCAGCCTTCTCGGTCATCTGGTCTCCGAAGCCCTCACCCATCGCGTCGGCTGCGTCCTCATACTCCTGGGCTACCTCCCTCCAGGCATCTGCTACCTCGCTCAAGATCGTCTCAAGGTCCTCGCGGATGCTTGCCAGGTCGGTGG